AAGAGTTACTAGCAGCTATGCCACAAGGTGTTAATTGGAATGACCTAATCTACTTTGAGAAGGAAGACAACACCACCGGCTCGCAGGAGTTAGCGTGTACCGGCGGTGCTTGTGAGATAGTTTAGGGTGCAATAAGTGTAGTGAATTAGCATTTATTGGTACGTAAAAGTGTAGTAAAACTAAGGGGCCTTAAGTGGCCCCTTTTTTATTGCTCATCTTAAAGGTATTTCAGGATACTCAAATTCCTGCTCTTCTTTTGTTAAATCTTCTACGTCTGCTGTAGGTAATTTCATTACTTCAACTAAAGCAGCTCTATCTAAAGCCAAAGCTTCTCTCATTTCTTTTGACTTTGTGTTTTTAGAGATTTTATCCATTGTTACTAGCGTTTTGCCGATGTGCTTTCTAAGTTGTGGGCTGACACTTCCACGATACACAGCATAGCCAAGCCCTCCAAGCACTGTAGCTGTGGTTGCAAAAGGTAGGATACTCTGAAGCGCTTCACTGAACGCAAAAGAACCAACAGCGCCTATTGTTACAACTTTACCCAGAGGAGATTTAGGTAGCGTAGTGTCTGTTACTCTTTGGATGTTCTGCAAGGCACGGCCCATTGCCGTATTAGCGTCTTCTGCGGCCTTCTCCTTAAGTACATCTTTAGTTCGATATAGCTGATGAAGGTCTTTAAGTTGTTCTTGTGTCTCCAATAAGGGGGTAGAGTCAATTATTTTTGAGTTAAGGTAGTCTCTCACTGCCTTCTGAGAAACAGCAAACGCAGTCTCATTTCCTTCTAAAGCAGAGCGGCTTTTTGTTTTTCTAATATAAGAATCAAATTCTTTCCGGAGAGCGTGTAGACGCGCAGGGGTAATGTCGCCGCTGCCTAATTGACCATCTACCCAAGTAAACAACATTTTAGCCGTCTTAGCCTGTGTTTCTCCCGCTAATGCGGGGTTGCCTGTAGTAGGGTCTAACATGTCATTAACAATTTTTCTCATGTCTTTCCTTACTTCCTGCCTGTCTAGCTTGACCCAATCGTATTCTTTTAGTTCAGTAGATAAACGAGAACCCCTTTCTTCAATCTCTTTAGTTACAATATCTTGATTTTTTTGATTACTATTTTTAGGAGACACTTTTGTTTTCATCAAAGTATTTATAGCGTCTTCGTCCTGCGAGGTGCGCCTGTAACGTGTTGTTCCTTTTTCGTCAGTATACATTTGTTCTTGACGTTCTTTTTTGCTTTTAGCGGTTTTGAGGGGCGTTATAACTTCTTCAAGGCCGTCTTTTTTCTCTCCTAGTGTTTCGGCCCTTGCACTTTTTTGAAGCTCTATTCCTTTCTTACGTAAAGCACTGGAGGCATAAGGTACAGGATTACGTAGCATAGGTGGTTTATACACCTCAGCTACCTGAAAGAGACCTTTAAGGGTGTCTGCTTGAACAGGATTATTCTGTGAAAAAGCTGTCCAACCACGTATACCTGTTTTTGCAGCCTCTATACCTACTTCAGCTAAAGGTGTGTCTAACAAAGGAGTAAAGGTATTAATAACAGTGTCTGCTATTTGTTTTTCTTTGCTATCGGGCGTTAGCTCTAAGATACCTTTTCCAGCTACTTTAAGAGCTTCTGAAATAGGATTTAAAATATAAGACTCGAAAGCAGCACCTGCAATCTGCGGTAAAAGCTGTCCTGAGCTTCCTTCTAAAGCAAAAGTTTTTGCTGTTTGCTCTAACGCTTTTTGTGGGAACTGTTTAATACCTTCAACAACGTCTCCGGCCCCTTCTATCACAGCTTGACTCATATCATAATCAGCAGGTTGATAGCCTTGAGAAGCTTGTTGTTTTGTTTCTAGTAGCTGTGCAGCAGCAACTAGCTCTTCTACACTAGCCGCGTCTCCTTCACTGTCAGCAAGAAGGATAGCGGCGTTCAATTCTTCTAAAGTTGGTTCCATAATCAAGCTCCTTATTGCTCTTTAATTCTTTTAAGATAACTTGCAGCGCCTGTGCTATACTGTTGCTGTGTGTTCGTTTGCTCCGGAGATTGTATGTATAAACTTTCATAAACAGCAGGGTCTAAAGTAGTTCCTTGTACTTTATTAAGTGTATCTAAAGCTGTGTTGTTTTTATTAATAGCGTCCCTAGCGTATTGGCTTTCAATACGGATGACTTCCATAATGGTGTCTTTGTCTAAACCAACATTACCAGCTACGACTTTCTCAATAAACTCCCTATCCTTATCCGAAATTGCTGTACCGGAACCAAGGGCTTTAATAAGAGGAAGTACTTGTTTAGCGCGACTAATCATAAACAACTCAGTAGCAGCCACGGTGTCTTCCATGTCTTGAGGAAGAACGCCTAATGTTTTACCAATACGTAGCAGTTCTAATTGTATAGGTGCTGTAAAGCCAGAAACAATGCCCCTATCAAGAACATCCATGCTGTCCGCGTTTATTTTTAATATTTTTTCGGCTGTCTGAGCTTGTTCGTTTAGTGCTAAGAAATTAGTAGTCATAGCATCTGTTAGCTTAGAAGTAATATTGTCAGCCGCACTAAGCTCTTGAGTAACAGTAGGTGCAGGCTTTAAACCTAAGCTCATAGGAGCTTCCCATTTAGAAGAAGCAGGGTTCCAGACATTTGCTTGCTCATCTACACGACGACTAGCTATAGTTCCATCTTGCTGTACAAACGCTTTAATAGTGGCTTTTTTACCTTCAAGCTGTTCAATAAACAAAGTGTCGGACATCTCGTCATATACGCCGTTTTTAATTTCAGAAAGAAGCTCAGGAGAAGCGTTTTTAGAAGTAGCGAGTGCTATCTTCCCTCTACGCCCTCCTTTTCCTGCCATTGTTCTTTCTTGCTCTTTAAAAATAGTTTTTTGACTCTCTTCTAAACTTCCTCCCGCTTGTAAAGATTCTACGGTAGCTGTAAGGCCTAACTTCTGTGCTGAGGTAATAAGGGCGTTTCGTTTCTGTTGGGCTACTAAACGCTCTTTATCCACCTGTGCAAACTTAGCTCTAAGAGCAGGAGCAGCCTGTGGATTAACATTACTTACAATCTGTAGCATCTGGTCTCTGTCAGCTTTCTTAGTGACATCGAGCTTAGCCATCATCTGGTCAGCCTTCTCTTTTGTAGTCCTAGTATCAGCACCGAATAAACCACCCATACCTTGACGTAAGCCTTGAGCTGCCTGTGCGCCCAGAGCCAACTGACGCTGAGCAATAGAAGCACCAGCCATAGGGTCAATAGGAGCTTGGGTAATGCCTGTGAGCAAACCTGCTAAATCTGTTTGTGCCATTGTTTTGTTCTCCTATTTATGCGTAGTTGCTGTAGTCGTCATACATCATGCCAGAAGCGCTACCTGCGTCTTGACCTAGATTATAACCGTAATAAGCATCTCGTTCATCTTGAGTCATGTTATCTATGTATTCTAAATTATCTCCGGCTGTACTACTAGGAGAACCACTACCAAAGAAATCAATAACGGAACCTAACAAACCACCACCGAAGTCACCAGTTACAGGGTCTTTTGAACCAGTTACACCACCTAAGATAGCCTGTAGCTGCTGCTGCTGAAGTAGGTTAGCCATCTGCTCACCCTGCATCATTCCCTCAAGACCAGCAAGAGAACCCTTAGCTGCTAGTTCAGCACCTGTGAGCTGACCCCTAGACGCTAACTGAGATGGTACTGCGGAAGCGCCAAATAAGCCTAGAGCTTGAGTCTGTGGATTATAACCAGCAGTTTGTAAGCCTTGACCTAACTGTAGGTTCCTAAGCTGCTCTTGACCTACCTGCTGTCTAGCGGCTAACTGAGCGCTGAGCATAGCCTCTTGTCTTGCTTTCTCATACGCAAACTGCTCTGAGGTTCCACCGTACTGACCGCTGGTAATACCTCCACGACCACGAGCAAACAAACCTTCATTCATTGCTTGTTGTCTACGCAGTTCTTCAGGAGCCTGTGCTGCTCTAATCTGATTGTAGAGGTCAGTAGTAGCTTGCTCTGTGCCTACACCTAGACCACCTAAAAGTCCTTGTGCGCCTTGTAGGTACTGTGCTTGTCTAGCCTGCTCTTCAGGAGACAGTGTAACAGCTAAGCCTCCTTCAGGAGTAGTTGCTGCTGTAGCTAAGTTACTCGTTACAGTGTACGGCTTGAACTGTGACGCTTCAGACGCTGCTTGACCTATAGCACCACCAGTGGCTAAGCCAGCGGCACCTGCTGCTCTAGCGCCTTCAATACCTTCTTGTCCAGCGTAGTACTGACCTGCTGTATTAACTAGGTTTCTACCTAAGTCCATTAAAGACATTCTTAAATTCCTCCAATAATAAATGCAAGCAGTTCAGAGTAACGAACTCCCAGTCTAGTTTGTTCTTCACCGTCATCGTTAGTCCAAGTGCTGCTTGTGAACATAGCGTAGTCGCCAGCGTCAAGACCTTCTGCTTCAAATGCAGCTTGTAAGTCCTGAGCTATAATACCAAAGTGAGTTCTAGCTTCATCGTCGTTCTCTGCTACAGAAGACTTCCAGCGAAACTTACGTAACAAACCTTTACAGGCTACAGCTACACGAGTCTCTGCTTCAGTCAGCTCTTCTATGTCTTGCTTCTCGTTCTGGTCAGATGTCTGGATAGTGCCGTTGGTAGCGTAGATGTCATTGAACCTAGCTGCTACTTTACCTAAGTCTACCAGATTGTCGCTGTCAGCGTTAGTGTTTACGTTAAATGGAGATATGTTTTTCTGAGTATAGTCTATAAAACGTAACCCTGTTGCACCTTGTCCTAAACTAAAAAACCCTTGAGGACTTGAGTAGTCTGTTGTTATTTTACCTGCAATGTTAGCACCGTTGTAAAGCGTTAGTGCTGTCTGATTCCCTGCTGGTGTTGTAACCTTAATCCCGTCGTCGGCTGTAATACGCATACGTTCCGTAAGTGAACTACCGGATGCTGCTGCTGTAGTGCTTAACACTATATCAGTAGGAGCAACACCTGTTGACCACTGGCTTGTTGCTATGCCAACTATTGTGGCAGTTTTTGGTAATTCATTCGATTCACCTACTGTTCCAAAAGAAACAGTACCTAACACAGCACTGGCAGCAGGGGTAGCATTTGAATTGTGACACTGGAAAGTAGGGCTATTACCTACTAATAGTATATCGTCAACAACACTAATGTTAGCTGCAAACTGTGATATACCTGCTACATTTAAAGTGCCCGACGTAGAGATATTACCAGTAAAAGCTGTCCCTGTTTTATCTGCTTTAGTAGCTGACGCTGTAGCGATGTTGTTGAACTCAGTTGTGAACTCAGCGCCTTTGATTAACTTACCTGCGTTACCAGAGGGAAGAGAATCTTTAGCGCCAAAGTTAGTTATTACTGTATAGTTAGCCATTTAGATGAATCTCCCTAGTAAGGCATGTATGTCTATTTTTTGTATTGAAAAAGGTTTACCGTTAATTGTTGTCTCAACGCCTACGGTTACTTCTGTACCTGAACCAGTTGTGTTTACTTTTGGTGTTTGAACTGTAACACCGCCTGAGTACTCACTGATGTTAAACTCACCTACTCCGTAGACACCTTCGTTTACTACGTCTTCGAAACTAAAGCTTGCCTTAGAGAAGCTGTTAGAGTAATCGTAAGCCCAGTTAAGAACAGCAGATGCTCCTGCACCACCAATAACAGTTACGTTAAATTTCTTAAGGAACTTTAAGTTAGTCGTATTACCCCAGTCCAGTGGGTGACTAAAGTACCTCATGTCGTAAGAGTCTGTATCGTCTATATTCCCTTCGTAGGTCACAAGCCCGCTTTCTTTGCCCATGTAAAGTACATCATCAGCAAATACTGATAAAGCCAGTGGCTCTATAGTTGACCAAGTAGTGACCCTAAAGGAACCATCTTCTAAGGGCGCTCTAACGTCAAAACAATAGACACTCTTTGAGTGAGGCAAGGTCAACAAGTAAAAAGCGTGTTTAGCACTGTAACAGCTTCTTATGGTGTGTCCGTTGCCAGAAGCAAACTCAGCGTCAACACTCTGCATTAAGTCTGTACGTACATTCTTACTTATGTCACGTAAAGGTATTGACTTTTCTTGAATTAAACGACCAAGAGACATCACTCCACGGTTAGACAGGAACAATAAATCATCTCCTGTACTTGCCACAGAGTCTCTAGCAATACAACCAATACCTTCAATAGTGTCAGCCAGTGTTATTGAAGCAGCAACACCGCCTTCCAAACCTACAACACCTGAGTAGAGTATAATGGAACGCTTACCGAAGACAACTAAAAACCCGTTGTGTTCAGCAAGAGCAACCACTGAGTCGTAACCTTGAGGCCATACAGTTGTTAAATCAATAGTAATCCAAGAGTTACCTGAACCATGCCAGATGTCACCATTAAGCAAGGCACTACCATAAATCTTATAGTCTTCGTCTTCTACAGAGGTAATCCATAATCTACCGAAGCCTGCTAACAGTTCGTCACCCTGCGGCGGAGCTGTACTTCCAGAATTAGGGACTAACTCAAGAGCAGTACCACCCGCTGTAAACTTAAGAGGAGCATGTCCTGCTTGAAAGAAATATACTTTGTTAGTAAAGGATGCAGTCTTCCAGTTGTTACCAGTGCATGAGTAACCAGAAGGGAATGCTATCTGAGTTAAAGTTGTAGTACCAGTAAATATCTTGTTGTTACCCATTGAGAAGACAGTTACTGTTCCGTCATACGCAATAAACTCTTGTATGTGTTCTATCCCTACGCTTGAGCCAAGTACTGACGGGCCGTTAGTGGTGAGTTTTTTGTAGCCATTCCTAGCACCAATACGACCATTCTTATCAATTACACAGTTGTCAGCAACACTAGCAAAGTTAGGAGACATGCCCACAGGAGAGTCTTGCGTGTTCAGCCCATAGAAAGCAGGAGCCGCGATTGAAAGATTCTGTAGTGGTTGTGCCATTATACATCAGTCCATATAGTTTCTGAGGGGAACCTTGCAGCATCCATTGAAATTGCATCGGATAGTGTAGCCTTTGCCATTGCCAGCATAGAGTTGCTAGATGTTCCACCAGTCTCACCACGCTCCTCAATAGCTAAAGCCTGTGCAAACTGAATAACAGCGGCTGAAGGCACGTTAAGGACATCAGTGTCGTTAGTAAACTCTGCGTCTCTGTTGACTACGTTAAAGCGTAAGTTATAGACATCATCTGGAATAGGGTAGATGTCTACTACTGCATAGCCGTCGTCATTAAAACCATTCCAAGCATAGTAACAAGGAGAGCTTTGGGGAGGTTCTTGATTAAGGAATACGTTGTTCATCCACGAAGATGTAGCCTGCTTCATAAACACATTGCTTGTGTCGTTAATAACATCCAGAGTTTTTAGTCCTGTTCCTGAACCTACTAAGTTATAGCTAAAGACACCGGCAGTAGTATCTACAGTCAGCGTAGTGCGCATTGACGACCAATCCCAAGCATCCTCAACGATACGCTTAGCGTCGTTAATCAGCTCACCGATTAGCTTACTGTACGGATTAGAAGACACAGAGACTACCTCGTCCTCCCTAAGTCTACGTAATACTTTGTTTACTGCTTCTAAGTAAGTCATAATTGAAATGTATTCCTCTCGTCAAAAGAACTAGCAAACGGGTCATCGTACAGCCCCACTACTTCCTGTTGTTGTTGTCGTGCTTGTGGTGAACGTAGCAGTTGTTCTAATGGGCTGACTTCTATTTTAGTTTTAAACTTAAACAGGTCATCTTTAAATATATCATCAGTAGTACGTGTAGGGGATAGCGTAGAAGCTCCTGTAAGCATCCCTAAGCCAATCTTAGGCAAGTCTATACCTACGCTGCCTAAACTAGGTAAAGTCTGTCTAACGGCTGTATCGGCAGCAGAAAGGACATCACCTATTGGCTTAGTGACTGGTTGTAG